CACTATGTCTTTAACTATAAAAGAAATAAATAAAAATTCGTTGATTAATAATCAACTTCTAAAATCATATCTAAATTAATGGAGTTTTTCTGTGTCTATTGTAAAACAAGAAAGAAGTTTGATAAGTTTGTAAAAGTCAATCGAATCAAAAACAAATACATAATTGATATCAAAAAGATAGTCGATGAAGAAGAGGTCGACTTTACAAATGATAAAACGTATTTAAAAATATTAATATTTAATAAAATACAGCAAGCAATAGACAAAAGAAAAGACATATACTACATTCCAGACTTTGAGAATGAGTTTTCAATAGAAAAATTACTAAATCTTAAAAAAATACTCGGTGAAAATAACTTTAATGTTTTAATATTTTACAACGAGTTCAGAAAAAATCCAGAATTTATAGAAGATGTTCTGGGAAATCTATCAAAATTTTCTAATTCACAAATCATAAGAGACTATTAATTTAATATATAAGAGAAAATATATTAAAAAATAAATGGCTATATTAGGTGGTTCCCCATTGGGTCTTATTGGAGTTTTAAGTACACCAACTAGAGATGGTTTATCAACATTTAATGGAGGTAGAACTCGAAATGTTAATGTCAATCTTTATAATGTTGGTAAAGAAGCTGATAAAGAAAAACTTTCTAAATCTGGTAAAAAAGGAGGTATGTTTTCTTTATTTACTGGTGGTAGTATAGTAACTGCCTGGCCAAACATTGGTAAAATTGGAAGTGATACTCCTAGTTTAGGTATTGCTGAGGATGATTTAAAAGGAGTTTCTAGAAAAACTCTACATAATAATGACATTTATGATACTTCTATATTAAATATAATAGAGAAAACTGCCAATACAAGTGCTCAACTCAGACCATCTGATTTTGCTTATCTTAAAAACTTAGGAGTTTATCCAAATAATAGACTTGTAATCGCTAGAAGATTTGGTGGTCCAATAAATGATGACATTTTTGCTAAAGGTAATCCACCAATGGCGGTCTTAATAACTTGGAGAACTCCTAGTGAAGATTTTCTTGAAATGAGTTTTGGTGAGGACTGGATAGAAGCAAAGGCTGACTTTACTGAGTTATTGAATAACATGGCTCAAGATTTATTAAAGATGGGAGGAGCTGGAAGTGCAATGGGTGCTGCTTTTGGAGCTATTCCTTTACCTGGATTTACAGAAGCTATAACAAGAAATGTATTGGCGGGATTGGGAGTTTATGATGAGAATGCTGGTAAAAATATGTTACCGGCCGGAAATCCTAATCTAATAAAACAAGCAAAAAGAAGAAAAACTGTTGGATACTCAGAAGCTGGATCTGGTCTTAAATGTACTTGTAGTGTTAAGATGACAGTTGAGTGGGAACAAAAATTCATATCAGGTATTGATCCAACAATTGCATTTATGGATATACTATCAACTTGTTTGAGATTTAGTACATCACCCGGTGCTGATTATGGACTTAGTAAAGGATTTGGAGCTAAACTTATTGGATGGGTAAGAAATCCAAGACAGATGATTAAAGACTTTACTTCATCATTGAGTGCTTCTATTAAAAAAGCTAAAGATGAGGTTCTTAAATTTATAGGAGAGGACTTTGATAATCAAATAAAGGATACTCCTGAGGAAGATCCAAATGCTGATTCAGAAACCGAAGATGGTGAAAAAGAAAAAGAACCAACTGAGAAGGAAAGATTAGAAGGTGAGAAGAAGAAGATGACAGATTTAGTCACTAAACAATTAGATAAATTAATTGGTGCTTTAGCTGGTGGACTTGAGAAGACGGTACAAAAGTACGAACACGAGGTTAGAGGTATTGTAGCTGCGTTATCAGGAGCTCCTTCAACACCTTGGCATGTGACTATTGGAAATCCATTAAGACCTGTTTTTTGTTCTGGTGATATGTACACAGATAATGCTACACTAAAATTAGGATCAACTCTGGCTTTTAATGACTTACCTGCAAATATAACTTTAGATTTTACTTTACAGAATGCTAGACCTTGGGGTTTACAAGAGATAATAGCTAAGTTCAATACCGGTCACCTTAGAGTTGTTAATACACAAAAAGACTTTACTTCGCTTAATTCGGATGAGTTACTTAATACAAATAAGTATGACTATGTTACTAGCTCATCTGGTACATCTGGAACATCAGGTGTTGGAACTAGTGGGACTTCTGGTGGCGGAAGTGTAAATGGTAATGTTGATAATAAAGTTGATTCAAATAGTGGAGCGGCTACAACTCCAACTAAAGAAGGACAAGATAGTCTTACTCAGAATTCAGATGCAAACTCTAAAGAATCGGCAGTTCAGGGAGAAACTAAAAAAGAATCCATGGGAACTTCTGGTACTAGTGGTGTTGCTGGAACTTCTGGTAACTCTAAAACTGCTGTAGATCCCCTAGGTGATGCAAATGCCACTACTAAAAGAGGTTATACTTATGAAGTAGTAAGTAGAAATGGAAAAGTATTATTTGATATAGACTCAATTGTTACAACTATTTTAGTTAAGCAAAAAGATGGTGTTCTTGTGACTAATTTCTTCGATAAGGATCTTTCCACAGCTCAACCACCTAATATTTCTAGTTTAATTGATGGCGCTAAAAAAGCAGCAAATGATGTATAATAAAAAATAATTTTAAAAAATGGATATAATTTCACTAAATGAGTATTTAACATCTGATGTAAATCAAAATAATCTAGTTAATTTATTTAAACCCGCTATTATGAACCCAACACTTGATGGTGAGTTAGAAACCTATATTGTAGGTAGAGATGATGAGATGAGAATAGATTTGATATTTAAAAATATTTATGAATTGGAATCTAACGAAGTTGGTATCTATTTGGGTAATATTGATGTATTATTAACATTAAATAATATTGATAATCCTTTAAATATAAAAGAGGGTACTGTTATAAGATATCCACAATTAGGTCAGTTTGATTTATTTAGATTAAGAATTGATGAAAATCAATCAAAAATTAAATCTTCAGTTGGTCAAAAACTTTCGGTTCCTAATAAAACTACTAGAAAAGATAAATCTAGAGGTAAATATTTAGAGAATGATTATTCATTACCACCAGTTGTTTTAGAAGCACCTAAAGAGCCAGTTAGAATAGAAGATAATATTTTTTCAATAGGAGGTTTATAATTTATGGATGAGTTAAAATCGGTTAGAGTTAGAAGAAAGTTGGCTAGCCTTGATGAAAGGCATGGTAGTCTTGATATAAAGGTTACTATTTATAAAGGTATAGGTAAAAAAAGAATAGTAAAAGGATTTAATAATGGAACTGCTGTTTGGCCCGAGGCTATCTATGATGGAGAAATTATAAGAGCCTTAGAAGATCTTAATGACCAATATAAAGATCAAGGTATCACACTTTCTAGTGTGGAGGATGATTGTATAAAAGATTTTATTAGAGTAAATACTTTAAGAGAAAGGCCAACCGGAGCGACAGTTTCAGTTTTTAATAGTAATACAGGAAAACAAGAATCGGCCAATTATTATACAATAGTTCAAGATCCTTGGTCTGATACAGTACCCGCTCAAAGATCTTTTGGATTTGATCCGTATTATTTAAGTAATGGATCGGAAGTATATATAAAATGGTTAACAGAATCATATGATAAAATCTCATATGATATAAGTGGAATGACTGCATCTATAACTGCTAGTGGTTCAAGTTCATCTGTTACAAAAATAGTTGTTGATGTTTATACTAATAACTCTAGTAAGTATCCAGATTTTGACTTGAAATTTGACTACAACGGTGGATCTCAATCTGAAATAGATGCTGCAGTTTTAAATGTGACTAATCAATCAATTAATACTGGATTTTTTATTAATGGTATAACTTATTCAAAAGAGGGTGAGAATATTCCTAGTTCACTTACATATTTAATGAATGGTGGTGAACAGTATAGTGACCTAAATATGAAAGAAATAAACACTCCAAAAAATATTATAAAAAGAGTTGAGGTTATCCCACCAAGGGACTCAAATGGTGGACTTACTGACAAAATATGGACACTCAGTGATAATAATGAATTTAAGTATGTAAGTGATATTTTAAGCGACCCTAATCTAAAACAAAAAACATATCTTTATAGTGATAAAGATGAGTATATAATAAAAAATTTGATAGATAGTTGGGTAACACAAGTACCGATTTATAAATCACAGGCTGCTTTAGTTGGAGTTGGTTTAATGTTATGTAATCCAAGTTATCAAAGTTGTTTATATACTAAATATCAAAGTCCTCTAAAGGAACCAGAACCTGAAATAAAACCAACAACATCAACTCCTATTAGTGGATCTCCAAGTACGACTAAAACTAAATTATCTGTTGTATTTCCAACGGAGTTTGAAGTTAAAGTTAGAGAGGATGTTCCTCCTTTTAAGATATACATAGGTGAACCTCCTGTTGAAGAAGAAGGATCTGGATTTATATTTCAAGATGAAGATGTTGATGCTGAATTATCACCTGAGTATCAAGAGTTGGCATTTAGGGGAGATGAAGAACAGATAGATTTTAACTTAAATTTAGAGACTGGTGATTCCGAAGGACAAGAGGAAGAGTCTAGTACAACCACAACCACTCCAGCTAATGCTGATTCCACACAAGGTGATGTTCAAGTTTCAAAGAAAACAGCGACCGACTCTGCAACACAAGGAGGTGGATCAGGGGATAGAAGGTTTCAACAAAAACTTACAGTCGGTGGTAATAGTGTTAAGAATGGAGAGCTTCCTGATAGCTTATTAGCAAAATGTGACTTCATTGGACATAGGTTAGAAAAAAATGCTGTTAAAAAACTTAATGAGTTAAATAAAGCGTTTAAAGCTGAGTTTGGACATAATATTAAAATAACTGACGGATATAGAACATTTAATGTACAAAATCAAATATTTGATTGGAAATACTATGATACTTCATTAAATCCTTACTCAGGTAAAAGTGATTTACCAGGTGTGAAAAACAAAGGAAGAAAAAAAGACTCCTTTACTTCGAAAAAACCAATGGGTGTAGCAGCTGCTAAACCAGGTACGTCAAAACATGGATGGGGCCAGGCAATTGACTGTGATGGATTTGGAAACGGACCTGGTAACAAGTATTTTGATTGGATGGAGGCGAATGCAAAGAAATATGGATGGATTAATCCAGCATGGGCTAAAAAAGCAGGAGCTGGTTATGAACCTTGGCATTTCGAGTATAATGGATCTGACCTATTTAAGCCTTAATTAATAAGTTCTTATATCATTATAAGCACCATTTCCAAGATCATTAAAAGATGAAGCAGTTGCTATATTTAATAGATTTGTTAATGCCGTTTGGTAAGATGATCCAGTTGCTGAAATTTTTAACTCTGGCATGTTTGCAACAAAATAATCAGATGTGTAAAAAGGCATAGAAACTGTAGCACCACCGATATTTACTAATCTTTGACCTCCAAGTCTACTTGGTTCATGTGCTATTGTAACGAGATATGTAGGATTTTGCATTTTATTAAATATATTTTCTATTATATATTAAATTAAATAAATCAATTTATTAACTTTTAAATGGAATAAATTTAACCTCTACGAAAAATATTACAGCTGATGCTCTTTCGTTCTCAATAACCCAAGAATTATTAGGAGATGGTCTATCAGGATTTATCTTTTTAGTTGTTATATCAAATATATTTGTATATTTTGTCAAAAGTATAGTAAAGTCACTTGGTTTTAATTCGTGAAGTCCTTGTATATCAGTTTTTGTATCTTTATCAATTACACTAGTCCTCCAAACAACCAATCCGTTTTCCTTATCATCATCTTTGAAATAATCTGATTTTTTTAATTTTCCTTTACTTATTAGATATCTAATGTGATTTATTAATTCTTTTCTTAACTTAGGAAAAACTATCTTTGTAACAGCATCTTTTATCGATAATCCAGGATTGGATTTCATTATATTATCTAGGTTTATTTTTGTTAAACCTTCTCCAAAAGAGATAATTTTACTATTTAGATTAGCGTCGTCAAAATATCCATTTAATTCAGTTAAAGTAGCAGATGGCTTTCCAGGTTCTGGTTTGAACTCAAGTTCTTTTAGTTTATCTAAAGTTGTTTTAGTTTTCACCGGTGGTATTTTAGCAGCAAGATTTGCAGATGATCCTTTAGCAGATTCCATCTCAGCGCTAGTTTTTTCCTTAATATCATCTGCTAAACTTTTTCTCTCTATATTTTTAGTACCATCTGGATTAATCAATGGGACAAAATCCTCAAATTCTTTTTTAGAACAAAGTGTATATGTGAATAAAGGCTTGTTAGCATTAGTTTCTTGATTTTCACAAAGTCTTATAAATTGATTATATTGATTAACATTTTTAAATACTTGAGAACCCTCTGAATAATTAAAAACATAATCAGCAGTAGAAATATCACTTGACCTATGAACATTTATTGAGAAGTTACCTATCTCAGTTGTAGACTCATAATTATATTTAGTTATATCATCGTTTCTATGTATAGCACATTTATCAAATTTTAAACATTTGTGTTTCTCATCATCTTTGTGATATCCAATTTTCAATTGGTCAACATATTGACCAAGTCTTAATATTGCGACATTTTCTGGTAGTGTCTCGGTACCTAGTTTATAACCAGGAACTGTTGTTATTGAGTATTCCATTAAATCCCAATTTCCCTTAGAATTTTTAAAGAAAACGTGTAATTCATCGTCAAACAAATTTGTTGGTTTAGTATCCTTTTTTCTAAGAGCGACTATGTTTAATACTTCATTTTCTTCAAATACTTTATATGACTTTGAGTTTAAAAATCTTATCAAATCTTCAACCTTCTTATTTGATTGAGGAGTTGTTGGATCGGGTGTTGGTGGAATAACAGTTGAGCTAGTTTTTGTATCAGGTGTTCCTGGAACTTCAGTAGAAGGTGCAACATATTTATCGTCATACTCTGGTTTTGGACCATCTTTTGGCTCATGATTTTCTTCAGTGACCGTAGTTACAGTATTTTCTGTTTTTGTTGATGTCCAACCATCTCCTAGTTGTGCATTCTCTTCTCTCTTTTCTGATTTAACAGTACTAACCTTATCATTATCAACAACATTAACATGTTTTGATAAAAGAACCGGATTTTTAATTGATTTATACTTTAATAGACTTCTGATTAACGCAGGACTGGGTATTGTTGGTGATCCACCAGCTAGAAAAGCGGTACCCATTAAAGCCTCAACAAACTCATCAAACCAATCTAACCAGTGATTACCTAATAACATTTGTTGATTAGCTGTCTCATCTCCTATATTAACCATCATATTATTATCTTTTAGGTTAATATTTACTGAATTTTCTTTTAGGTTAATGTTATTATATTTATGGTCTATTTTCAATCCTTCACTATCATTTACATAAATTTGAGTTTTGTGATCAAAAATTAATGATTTCATTGATAAGTAATCGGAGTCTGATAAAGATTTTAATTTATTTTCAAGATTAACATTATAATGGTCAGAGAATATAAATTCTGGCTTATAAACATCACCTTGGTCAAAAACTACAATAACAACTTTTCCTTTGTCTGGAATATTGGCTCCGTTTCCGTTTAGGTCTTTCCAGGGTGTTGCCCAAGGAATATCTTCGAGTTTTAAATCGTCAAAAACGTCCATAACTCTAACCTTTACTCTACCCTCTTTTTTAGGATCTTGATTATCTTCAACAACTCCTACATATGTTTTACCTACTTGTACCTTTTTCATAATTATACAATATTATCCAAACCATCACCCATTGATCCACCAGCAAACTTAGTAACTTGGTCTTTAAGTGATCCATTTTTATCAAAGAACTGTGTTGATGATGGTGGATTAGATCCAGCTGTTAGATTATCAACATTTGTGCTTTTATTCTTACCATCAAATATTTTACCAATAGTTTCATTTAAAAGATTCTTTCTTGTATCATTTGCTTCTGGTTGTTTATCCTTATCTCCTCTTATATTAAAGAAGTTACTAAATTTATTTTCTGAATTTTTAGCCTTATCACCGAGTGTTCCTGTACCACCAGCCGTAGCATCCTTGGCATCTTCTACTTCTTTAGTTCTAAAAAATCTTTTCTTTTCACCAGCTTTATTATCAGTTACCTCACTGTCTTTATTTTTGTTAAATAAACTGAATTTTTTAGTTTTATCTTCAAGTGTTCCTGTGCTACCAGATGAAGCATCTTTAGCATCTTCTACTTCTTTAGTTCTAAATCCTTTTATTTTTTCAGTCGCTTTATTTAGATTATAATCAAATTGTTTAGACCTCAAATCAGCTTGTCTAAGAACCGAAGATGCTGCTCCTAAATTTCTAGCAAGTCCCTCTGCTGCTCCTAAATTTCCTCTTACATCCGCAAATGTATTATTCAGTTTAGTGAAGGTTGACTTTCCTAATATTTTTTGTAATGGTAAAGATTTAGAAACTACATTCATAGTACCTTGTAACTTTCCAGTTTTAGCCAATATTGTCTTTGATATACTAGCAGATGATTTAGACATTTCACCTAATGTAAATTGTTTAGATATTTTATCTGCTAATTTTTTCCCTCTTTTTTCAGATTCTTTTTTAGATGATTCTAGTGTTTTTTCACCTGATCCACCCACATTACTATTATTTGGACCTGTATCTACACTGTTAGAGATTTCGGATAAATCTGTCGCTTGTTCAGGTGGTGTTGGATTTTCTCCATATATGTTTAAGACATACGGTTTGTCTATTCCATTTTCTCTTTTTATTATATCAGACTGACCAACTGTATAAAATTTTGGAATAGATGAGTCTGAACTTGTTGATCCTCTAGCACCTGCATTACCAATTTTCCAAATGGCACCTCCATTATAACCAACATAAGCTCCCCATCCACCAACAGGTACAAATTTTTCTAATTTAACACTTGAGTATTTATAATCAAACTGCATAGTGTAGTTCTCGTATGTAGTAGGACCTTCGCCGCCAATCGCTACCTCATTTGGGTGTGGCATTTTATCAAACCAAAATTGACACTCTCTTAGTGAGTATATGTATCTTGATAAGTTATCTTTTAATATCTCTATATTACCAGATTGTAAATTCTTTCTAGTTCTGTTGAAATTTCTACATTCTGATATAATTATTTCACAGTTAAATCTTAATAGATTTTCAGGAATCATCAATTTACCATGTGGTCTAGACCAATATAATAACTTATATAGATGAGCTAATGTACCAACACTTAAAGAGACATCTTCTAGAAAGTCTAGTGTTATAAAGTCTTTTTTCCAATCAGATAGATATTTATAAACATCTCCCTTATTAGTCTCGACTAAATTATCCAGACCTCCTATTTTTTTTATATAATATCCCATGTAAGATTTTTTACCTGGCCATGCTAAGTTAGTAGAGTTTTCGAGACCTGTTATTTTTGATTCGGTTCTAGTTATTCTAGTTAAATCATTATTAATTTTTACATCAGCATTTGTTCTGAAAAACTTAACAAACTGATTTTTAAAATCTTCGTATATTTGTCTCTTAGCTGCTATTTCATTAATAGATGTATATTGATTAACAAAATCTAATATAGATCCATTTAATAAAGGAGAACTGACAGAATCTATTATTATTTCAAATCCATACATCACAGGATCACTATTTTCAAAAGGTGTATTTTTAAAGTTATCTAATCTTAACGTAGAATTACCACTTATAGGATTTTCTATTGGAGTTAAGTTATCAATTACTTGTAAACCGTGTCTAAAATAGTCCATTCTAGAGTCGTTAAATATCAATGGTATATCTCTCATTGAATAAGGAACCTCTTTTAACTCATCTTGTGATTTCTCAAAATCCTTTCCTAATTTAAATCTATCTTCTGTGCTTAAAGGAGTTATATTTTCTCCTTCATAGTTTAACTTTTGTCCTCTCCAATCCTCATATTCATAACCTGGTTCGACTTTTTTCTTACCACCGGTTGTCTCTAATGTTGGTTGTAAAAGAATAGATGGTAGAATACCTCTGGTTTTAAATCCTGGTTGAATTTCATTCTGTGGCCAATCTTTAGGAGCAACTGTTAAAACTTTTAAGGCGTTTCCATAAGATTTTGACAAATTCTCTTGAGTATAAGTAGCCTGACTTAAAATACCCTCCAGTGTTTGTTGCTCACCACCCAATGATAATTGATCTCCTTGGTCTGATTGAGATAATAATAACGAAGGTTGTGTATAGCTTGTTGCCATCTATTTTTAATATAATTTTTATTAAACTATATATTATTAAATGAAGTCTCTATCTTACTACTTAAGCCGTTTCACCTGGTTTTAATTTAGGACCTTTATATCTCCAACAAAAAGTTTTAGTAGGGTTTCTTTTTGTAACAGACTCCCATGTTTTAATACTATAGTTTTTCTTTCCACATCCTAATGGATCTGCTTTGTTACCAAAACCACCCGAACTATTTGATGCCACAACATAAGTACCATTCTTATGCATTTCGTTTAAAACAACCCCAACGTGACCTGCTGAGCTTCCACGTTCTGTGTTAATAACATCTCCTGGTTTTCCTTCTTTCCATGGAATTTTTTCCCACATTGTTGGATTTTTTCCAAACCAAGCACCTAATTCACCAGTACCTGCACTTCCAAAATCTCCTATACTTTTTGGTATTTTTTTAACTGGCTTTCCATCTCGCATATGAACACCAAATGCTCTATAAAACACCATTGATACCCATGACGCACATCCCAAAGATCCTTTTTCGGTTCCTGGTATATCAAATGTAGGATGTTCTATGTGAGCTAGTGCTGATGTTAATATATCACCATACCAAAGAGAGTTTGTTAAATTATATCCTTGTGTTTCATTATGTGAATAAGCCGTTCTTCCAGTTGGTACTTTAGGTACTTCTGTTAAAGATACTGGACCCGTAGTTCCATTAGTACTTGTTGTTGGGTTATTAACTTGATTTGACCCCTCATCAGGTTTTGAATCATATGTAGCAGTGTCGACTTCTGGTATATCGGATGGTGATTCTTCCTCTCCAATAAATCCAGTTTCTTTATATTCATCACTAAGTCCACTAAGGTCTTCTTCTTGAAATAAGAACATTTCATCTTCGGGAACTTCTTCTACTACAAATAAGTCTCCGAAATTATGTTTTGAATTTATAGCCTTAAAAGTGTCTTTTTGTTCAACATTAAATCTTACCGCATTTTCCTCAATCTTTGGAATTGGTGGAATTGGTGGTATCGGTGGAGCTGCTGGTGTTGTCGTTCCTGTGTCTCCTGTTCCCGTTCCTCCTCCAGTATCACCACCAGGTATTGCGCCTGCATCACCACCTGAGACTTTTCTCCTATATTCTGGTAAAGTAGATGGAACTTGATCTAACGGAAAAGGTGGATTACTTAGAGCTTTTTTAGCATAGTCCATAGGTGTTTTTATACCACCATTTGCTTTCTGAACATCTGCATTAAACTGATAATCTGGCTTACCAATAGCGGCCGGATAAAAGATTGTCATAAATAGGTCAGGTTGTTGAAACTTATCATTCACCTTTCCATTAGTTAATATTCCCCTTTTTTTCCAAGTTGACTTCCAACCATCTAGATATTTATCAACCCATTCTAACTGACCTTGAAAAGATAAGGAAGCTAACGCGCTTGTTGTTGTTCCAAGTGATTTTGCTGTGCTTGTTAAAAATTGTATTAATCCGGTAGCACCGATACTATTTTTTATAGCTGGGTTAAATGTTCCAGCTGACTCGTGATTCATCAAGTTACACAACCACTCAAATGGTATTCCCCATTTATCACCTAATTCTTTTAACTTACCAATATCAGCGGCTGTGAGATTATAGACACTAAATCCTATGTACTTATAGTTCTTTTTTACTCTTCTTTGTATAAATTCAAAAAAATCTTTTTCTGCTTGAGTTGCCATTTTTATTTAATTAATTTTATTTATTGTATTGTGAAACATTACTATTGTAGTAGTTTTTATAAACTGGGTGTATTCCATCATTTGCCGGTGTAAATTCACCTAAGAAAGTAAATCCATACTCATCTGCTACTGACTTTAACTGTGTGTTCGCATCTGATAATCCAGCAGGATAAGCACCTGATAAATTTTGAGGTGGTTTATTTGTTGCTCCAACTAAATAAACTTTACAACCCCATCCTTTTAGTAACGCCAATTGGTCTTTTACTTTTTGTTTTTGAGTGGGTCCGTTTGTATATCCAGATGAAAGTAATACCTTTTTACCGGATAGTTTAGCGCTTCCTATTTCATTTATAAATCCTAAAATAGTTGTAGGGTTAGCTCCAACTTGTGATATACCCCAGTCATCTTTTGATGGTGCTACTCCAAATGCACCACTTCTTTTTGTAGTAGATATTGCTAATGATGCTAATCCAGCTGCAATTGAATCACCAATAACAAAATTAAACTTACCAGAAGCTGTTGTGGATACACCTGATGTTCCAGCAGATCCAGAGGTTCCAGCAGATCCAGAGGTTCCAGCAGATCCAGAGGTTCCTGATAATCCCGATGTTCCCGATGTTCCGGTAGAACCATTTGATAATGTTGGTGGTACATAGTTTGGATCTGGTCTTGGAGTATAATATAACTCCATAATATTACCAACCACTTCTAATCCATTTTCAGATACCTCTGTTATTTTTATTGTAAATTCCTTACCTAACTTATCAACTACTAATACTTGTTGATCAACTTTATAAACACTATTTGGTATACCACTTTGAGATCCGACTATCTTATTCTCATTTCTCTCAGCATTATTTTCATTTTTAGTATCAGTTGTTTGATTATTTATCTCTTCTGGTAATTTTCCTAATTCTTTTCTAGATGCTACTAATTTTTGAGTTAGTTTTCCAGCCTGCCAAATATAATTTATCTCAGTTATTATCCACTCTCCACTTATTCTCTTTTGTAAGTATTCATCATTAGTTACTGTTTTAGCTGGATTTATAAACTGTATTTCTACTTTTTGATATTTATATAAATTAAAATTAGGATTTGGTATATCTAGTTCGACAGTTATTCTACCTAGGTTGTCAAAATTTACTTTATTCTGAGTCTCTGCGTATAGATAGTTTTTATGTACATTTTCCATGTCAATTCTACCTCCAAAAATTGTCCTAAAGTTAGTTTTTAATTCTTTCTCATCACCAGGTTGTCCTTTTAGAATCACAGTTTTCTCACCATCTGATGTTAGTGAATCAATATCAAATATTAAAAATGATTTACTAGCTGTATCATAAAATTTAGTGGTTGTAAATTGACCTTTCGTTATCGACTTTCTTGTTGATTCATTATTCAACTTATAACTTGAAAATTTTAAGTTTGTATATTGACCACTTTCATCATTCGATAAAATCATCCTAGATAATTTAGTCTCATCACCCGTTGGTGGTGTAGCTAAAGTACCTCCAACACCTTGTGATGTTATACCTAGGTCTTTTGTTATATCTCTTACCCATTCTTTTTCAACATCAACGTAATTAAAACAATAGTAAAAATCTATATATCCTGTTACAAAAGATGTATCTGATATGTAAGAATGTCTTACTATATCAGCCATGAAGTCTTTGAATACTTTTCCAGTATTTGTCCACTTCATCGAATCGGTTGTATTTGTTATATTAGAGTTAAATCCTATTCCTAGTTCTTTTGATATATTTCTAAGAGCCTCAAATGACGTTCCTATATATGACTTATAATTAACTTTGTAAAAGTCTGTTAAATCTATAGATCCTGATATTGTATATGATTTATCTTTGTTTTCTTGAAAGTCCGTCAATTTAAATTTCATATGTATAGATTTCAAATTCTTTGATCCTGAATTTAAAAAGACCTCAAATTTTGTATTATCTAATGGAAATCCGTCTCTTTTCATTAGGCCAAGTGAATCCACAAAAGTTATTGTAACAACTGGTAACATCTTATCATGTGACAATTTTAATTGTCTAATGTCTCTGTCCATTATTTGATATCCCATATACCAAAAGAATGGTGTGAATCCTAATCCATAAGCTATTTCAGCATCTTGTTGTTCACCTTTATCTTTAGGTCTTTCATACTCAATTGGTTTGAGTGTTATTGTTGGTTTGTCTATTTGTGCAATTATTGGTCTAGACCCTTCTACTTTTTCTTCTTCTTTTCCTCTAGGTTCTTGTTCTTTTGGTTGAGGATCACCAGTAACTGTGATAGTAAACTCTGTTTCTTCAAATTCCGGAGAAGATGGTATAACTGAAACAACATAAGTTCCTGGTTGGTCAAACTGTAACCCAGTGAATTGTGCTTCTCCAAGATAAATACCCTTTTCGACTTCTCCCATTATCTCACCTGGTCCACTTTTCTTTTTTAGTGTTAATGTTGGTGTTAATGTCTTTGGATCCACTTTACCTGATGTACCTGACGTTCCACTTGTACCTGACGACCCAGAAGTTCCACTTGTACCCGATACTCCAGAAGTTCCACTTGTGCCTGATGTTCCAGAAGTTCCTGATGTTCCAGAGTTTGTAACTGGAGTAGGTGATATCTCGGATATTAATTTACCTAATGGTGTTAGAGATTGAAAGTGTGAAGTTCTACCAGTTAGTTTAGTATGACCCGATATATTATTTCCAGTACAATCTGATCCACCAGAATAAACATTTGATTTAGGCACACCTAAATTTATCGCCGCATTAACTATACCTTTTGTTCCGTCTGAACAAGTGTATGGCTCATTTATATGTAAAAGTTTAAGAGATTGATTTTTACTTTTTAAGTGATTTGCAATAGTTTTTGACTTTACACAACCCGCACTGAATAAAATTATTGGAGCCCCTGGATTATCATCAATTGATTTAAGAACTACTGAATCTTTTTCACTATATCTAAAGGATGCTATATTAGCGGATGATCCATAGCCATTCTTAACTAACTCTGTTTGTTTACTCAGATTTAAGTCACCTTTCCTATCATCAAGACCGGCAACAAATATTATATTTGCCATAAATAAATCACACTAATATATTTTTATTACTTATATATTAGTAATGGTCATTTCTATGATGATAAATTAAAGATTAACTTTTAATATTTTATAAGGATATTGTCTTTTAATGTAGAATTTCTCTCTTTCCTTAAAGTGTCTAAATAATATATTACCCATATTATTAGCATTAAAGACATCAACTAAGTCAAATATATTAGCTTTCTTTTTATCAGAGTGTAGACGAAGAGCACGTCCTATTGATTGGATAATAATTTGTTCAGATTTAAATGAATCAGCAAATATAACATTGAATATCGCATTAATAGAAACACCCGTTGATAAAGTACCATAAGAAGCTATTAGAACTTTAACTTTATCACTAGTATTCTCCATTTCTTTTTTAATGATTTCTCTTTTCTTACCAGATATCTCACCGTCAATATAATAAAAATCCTTATCAGGTAATTCTTCTTTTAATTTACTTAAAATTCTTTGACCATACTCAATTGTGTGAAATAGTAAAAGAGTATTTGAATCACATTTCTCAACTATCTTTTTAATAAAGTCTAATCTTTTTTCAGATATGTGTATGTAATCTTTTTCTAAATCGAAAGCATCTTTACCATTACCACTTTTCTTTATAATAGACATTCTTTCATCAAATTCCAAATCATTATGATTCATAATAACTACTCGAACCTCCATTGGTGTAATGATTCCTTTTTCTTTTAATTCATTTGCTGATACTTCTGTAATCTTTGGACCCAATACAGATTGAATTGTTAGCACTTCACAAGTATCATCTTCTGGAAATGTACCAGATACTCCAAATCTTGAGTAAGCATATCCAAATGTGTTTTTAAGTATCGTCGTTATTGTTTTTGCTTTAGCACCGTGAGCCTCATCTGTTACAACTGTATGAAACTGTTGAAAAAATTCTTTAGGCCATTTTTCAAGTGATTGGTAAGTTCCAATATAAACATTAGCATCTAAAGTACCTGACCACTTACGAGGTCTTTCAGACATTACTTCTTCAATTCTAATTTCACAAGGTAAATGAGAATCATTTAGAATATGGTCTATTTTCTTTTCTCTCATTTCTATAATATTATTAACACCTAAGTTATATTCAACAATATTATCATAAAACTGAGTTACTAATGTAATTGAGGGAACTATAATTAAGAATTTAGCTTTTGGATCTATATACTTTAATGTGTAAAACATTACAATAGATATAATAAGTGATTTACCACCTGATGTAGCTACTTCAGCCATACAGTATCTATTTTTTAAGATTTTATAAGCGGCTTCTATTTGATGATCATATGGTGTAAAAGGCACCCAACTACCATCTTTCATTCTGACTTTATGTGTTTTGAAAAAATCAGTACAGAAATCTCTTACTCCTTGTAAAGTTACATCTCTGTTTAGAGGAAAGTCTTCTTTGTTTTCTAATATAAAAGGCATGTCAATTTCTTTACAACCTCTCATAGCTTCTTTCCAAAGTCCCAAATTTATTTTACCATTTCTAAAATATGTTTGTTGACCATTCCACACACCCATTTTAAATGCTGGCATGTATCTGTAACCCTTTACATGACGGGTTAACCATAAATCTAATTGATGATATTCGATTCTTGTAGCCTCACTGACAACAAGTTCTTCGTTTTTCTTGTCATATCTAAACTTCATCTCATTATTATATATAAAATAACACCTGTTGTTTAATTTCCTAAAAATTTTGAGGTTTTTTACAGAGGGAAATGAAACATCTGGATATATAATTAAAAAATAATTAAAAATTATGGGACTATTATCATTCTTTAAAGGGTTATTCGGTAAAAAGGAAGCTCAAATTAAGGCTGAAATCAAAGAGGTAGTTGCTGAAGTTAAAGAGGTTGTTGAAACTGTTGAAGTTAAACCAGTAGTTGAAGCTAAGGTTGAATTCAAAGGTGGAGAAGTTAAAGCTGAAGTTAAAGCTGAAGTTGAACTTAAACCTAAGGCACCTAAATCTAAGAAACCTAAAACTCCTAAGACTGAGGTTAAGACTGAAGTTGTTGAAGAGAAAAAGGTTACAGCTAAAGAAATTAAGGCTAAGGTTAAACCAACACAAGTTGCTGATAAAGCAGTTGAAGTTGAGAAGAAATCAAAACCTCGTAGAAGACCGGCTAAACCTAAAAAAGCTGAGTAATCAAAATTCTTTAAAAAAATTAAACCCACTTTCTGAGTGGGTTTTTTTATTATCCTAAATCAGCGGCTTGAACCGTTTCTTTATTATAAATGTATATCATAACATTGGATATCTTTTCATCATCATGTAAACCATTTAATATTAAATCATCAACATTTTTTGAATTTTTTGTCAATGATGTATTTCCAGTCTCTCTAGGACCTCTAGATTTTTTCACTTGTATAGTAAAATCAGAATCTAACATTTTTAACTTTCCGTGAACATCTGCTAAATCTTCAGCTATTTCTTCATTTGTGTTATATCTAATAGAAACTATATCAACAACAAAAGCTCCAAGTTCAAAGTCACCAGTGTCTTCTATATCATCTGTTCTATCTAATAACGGTCTAATACAATCCATTATGTCTTCGTGATTAACATTAATGTTAAAAGCTTGTAAGAATGATTCTTGAGAACCATCGTGTATTTCATATTGGAAATAATCTTTATAATCTTCTTCTACTTGATCAATAAACTGTTCAAGAAGTGATTTTGTTTTATCTGTGAAAACAGCATTTCCCGGACCTTGTACCTTTGATTGAAGATTAGATTCAATATGTTCTATTAAAGGTTTGAATATCTCTTCCCAATCAACCGGATTTGTAAGAGGTCCCATTTTACGAATCTCATCTTTGGATTCTAATATAAGTTTAGAGAATTTCTTCATTATTATCCAAAATATTTATCTTCAAATATCAAAACATCAAGTTTATTTTCGATATTAACTAGTTGAAGAGCATTCAATAAATCAGAGTACTCAGCAACTGAATCGTTTTGAATATCAACATACTTTTGTATAAAATTAAAAGTCGCTGGATGAACTCCAAATAAAGATTGTTGATCTTTAGAATACTTCATAAATAAACCATATTCTAAGTTATAAGCTTTATTGATGATATCAATTAAACTATTGAATGACTGATTAGAAGGAGCTGAAGGAATACTTGGTATTAAATTCCATTGAGTTAAATAATCTTGTAATCCTTGAGCATGTTCTAATTCACTATTAGCCTCACCTTCAAAAAAAGCTGTTGCTTTTTTATAATTAGCGTTTCTACACCAATTAGCAGCATTTCTATAAAAATAATGAGCCGTGTATTCATCACCTATTCTTTCATTAAAGATAGAAACAATATCATCAGTTAAACTAACTGGGGTTACCAATCCACTCTCAACAACTTGTTCTTTTTGTTCGATTGGTTGTTCTTCATTGAACTCATCGTTTTCTTTTATACGGTTAAATTTCTTGATATTCATAATATTTTTACTATTTTATAGCTTATATATTAAAAACAAAAATTAATTTACTACCATCTCACCAAATTCTTCAACTATTAGATTAGCAAGTTCTGTTCCAATTCTATCTTGAGCTTCTGATGTAGCCGCTCCAATGTGTGGAGTTACTGATATTCTTGAATGTGATAACAATTCTTTCATTGGAGTTGGTTCGTTTTCGTAAACATCTAATGACGCGAATGATACTTTACCACTTTCTAAAGCTTTCAATAAGTCTAATTCATTAATAACACCACCTCTAGCAGTATTGATAACTCTAACTCCATCTTTCATTAGGTTAAACTCTCTTTCATTGATTACTGAGTTTCCGTTTTCTTGTTTAGGAACGTGAATAGAAATATAATCACATAAAGGTAGAATCTCATCTAAGTTAGTTTTAGTTTTGATTTTTATACCCATACTATTTGATACTTTATTACCACTTTGAGCTGTCCAGTTTAAAGTAATTGGAACGTCTACCATTCTTTCTTCAACATCCATAGCAATAACATCCATTCCGATACCGATTGCGTATTGAGCTAAAGATTGACCAATTCGACCAAATCCAATAATACCTAAGGTTTTACCTCTTAGTTCTACACCAGAGCCATATTGTTTTTTAAGTTTATTAAAATCACCAGTCTCCATATTTTTTTGAGAATCTCCTAAAAATCTAGACATTGAAAACATTTGACCAATAACTAATTCAGCAACTGATTGAGATGAAGAAGCTGGAGTATTGATTACTTTTATTCCTTTTTCTCTAGCATAAGAAACATCAATATTATCCATTCCTACACCTCCTCTACCGATTAGTTTTAAGTTAGGACATTGGTCAATAACTTCTTTTCTAACGGTTGTTGCACTTCTAACAAGAACTATTTCATAATTCTCTTCATTTATTTTGTTGGCTAATTCGGACTGTTCAACTTTTTCAGTAATAACTGTGTAACCAAATTTTTCTAATTCTAATTTCCCTTCATTGGAAATTCCATCATTTGCTAAAATTTTCATATTTATTTTCTTTTTATTATGATATCATCTATCATTCCATATTTTTTGGCGTCTGTTGAAGACATCCAATAATCTCTATCACCATCTTTATAAACTCTATCATAGTTTTGACCAGTTTTTTCAGATATTATCTCATATAATTCTTTTTTAAGATGATTCATTTCCCTAGCTTCAATTTCTACATCAGAGGCTTGTTGCATCCAACCACCATAAGTTAAAGGTTGATGTATCATTGTTCTACTTCTTTTAAGAGCTTTTCTCTTACCTTTAGTTCCTGAACAAAGTATAACAGCGGCCATTGATGCTGCTAAACCAGTATTTACTGTTGATATGTCACATTTAACATAGTCCATAACATCCAATAGCCCTAATCCAGAGTAAACTGAACCACCTGGAGAGTCAATATAGATAGAGATATCTTCATCACTTTCCATATCTAAATACATTAGTTGTGCTTTTATTACATTACAGATATCAGAGTCTACCTCATCAGATAAAAAGATGATTCTATCATCTAATAGTTTTGAGAATATATCAACAGGCATTCCATTACTTTCTAGTAGATTTGCTGTTGAACTCTTTTTTTGCATTTTTCTAAAGTAATCATCTTGAAAAGAACTAGTGATAGACTGACTTAGTAGATACTTATTAAAGTCTTTATTCATATATAATATTATTTTTATAGTATTTCTATTAAAATACGAGTGAAAAGTTTTTATAATAAAAGTAGTTTTGACTTTTAATATATACAGAAAAATAAAAATAAAACTATGGTAACTAAAGTTGAAATAAACGGATACGAAATCACTATCGAAGAATTAGAAGGTGTGATATCTGTAAAAGCTGAAAAAGACGAAGAAATCATCGAAGAGTTCACAATCGAAACTGAAGAAGGTGAAGAAGGTGAAGATGTTAAAGGATTCGGTGAATTCGGAGACGAAGAAGAAGATTTTGGTGGTGAAGAATCTCAAGATGACCTTGAAGATGAGCTACAAGATGAAGAAGAAGAGGATGAAGATGATAGCGAAAGACCTGCATTAGAGTCATTTCAGTCTTTTATCAATAAAAAATAATTAATTCACGATGATTAAAAAGTTTAATCATTTTATTTCAGAGAGTAAAGACTCTGATTATTTATTATATTATGCCTTTGATTGGGATGATAATATCTTAAATATGCCTACTAAGATTCATATGGAACATTTAGTAGACGGTGAGTGGATACCAACATCGGTATCTACTGCAGAGTTTGCTGACTACAGAAACGATAAAGAAAATTGGAGAGTTGACTATAATGTTGCCTTTGTTGATTTTAGAGATCAAGGAGAAAGAGGTGATAAAGCATTTTTAGAAGATACTAAAACTGCCATTTCACAAGGTAAACTTGGACCAGCATGGAATGACTTTATTGAGTGTTTATCAAATGGTTCAATATTTGCTATTATAACCGCTCGTGGTCACGAGGCTCCTGCTATGAGAATGGGTGTTGAGTGGATAATAGACAATATTCTAACTGAAGATCAATTATACCAAATGTATAATCAATTAATGAAATATTCTTATTTCTTTGGTGATACTAATGTTGAAAATGAAAGAATATTAAGAGGTCAACCATCAAAGAATCCATTGATTAGTTCATATTTAGATAACTGTGAATATGTTGGTGTTTCTTCTCCATCAAGAGGTGGCTCACCAGCTAATCCAGAAAAAGCTAAAGAAGATGCTCTTTTAGCCTTCAATGCTAAAGTAAATGATTACGCAAAAAATGTTGGCATCTCCGCTAAAATTGGATTCTCAGATGATGATTTGGGAAATGTTAAACACATAGAAGATTTAATTGATAATTTACGAAATGAACAATTTCCAAATATTGTAGAGTTTGTAGTTAAAGGAACTAAAGATCCAGAAAACATAACTAAGAAAGTTTTAAGTAGAGAAGAGCCGGTTACGGAAACATCTCAACAAACACCTGGATTAGAATCATCAGTTCTTCCGTTTACACAGTTTAACAATATGACTAATAAACTTTACCCAAGTGGTCCATTAAACAGACAAGATGATTTCGCTAATCAATTTAGAAGACAAGTTGATTATCTATCTAAGAACTCAAAAGAAATGAGAAAAGAAATTAAGAAAAATAAAAAATCCTCTAAATAAGAGGATTTTTTATTTTAAATCTATTTATTTAATATATACCATATGAGATTTTTATCAAACTATTTAGATTTTATTTTTGAATCTGTTGCTAAACAAAAAATGAGACTTTACTTCTCTGAGGATTTCAGAAATATATTAAGAAGAATTCAAGATAAATCGATTATCGCCCAAGCTCTTTTAGCATCAGAAGACTCAAATCAAATGACTGATATTTACACTTTAATTGATATCACGGAAAAGAATGATACTATTTCATTAATACAGGTAAATAGAATAGCAAGAGCTAATCCAGAGTTAGGTGAAACGTTACCTTATAATATTCGTGATAAAAAAAGAGGAAGTGAATTCTGGACCAAATCTAGAACTGATATAAGTATTGGTAGATGGACCAGAAGAATATTCACAGAGGTTTATAAATCAACTATGACAGATTCTAAAATTGAAGAGTTTGTTAACTTATATAAATCATCTATTGATGGTGATGATCTTACTAATTTTGAAATGGTTAAAGGAGAAGATATTAGAAAATGGTATCATGAGAATACTTATCTAGAAAGAAGAGGCCAGTTGGGTAATTCCTGTATGAGATATCCTAAATGTCAAGAATATTTAGATATTTATGTCAAGAATCCTGAAGTTTGTCAATTACTTATATTAAAATCAGTAGATAAACCGGATAAAATTACAGGAAGGGCATTAGTTTGGAAACTAACAGATGATGAGTATTATATGGATAGAGTATATACTATAAATGACTCTGATAAATTACTATTTCAAGATTATGCTAGAGTTAATAAAATTAAAAATTTATATGATCGTAGTTCTGATTCTTGGTTAGAAGTTAAATTAGGAGACCACAATTATGAGAAGTATCCTTATATGGATACATTTGTAGTTTATAATACGGCAACCAAGATTTTAAGAGATAATGAAGAATTGTGGCCTAATCAAGGTTATATCAGTCTTCAACACACAGATGGTAGCTTCGATCCGGAAGATGCTGTTTACTCAAATTGGGATGATGAGTACATAAGAAGAGAGAATGGTGTATATTGTTCCAATGTGGATGATTGGTTGCTTAGAAGCTCTGCTAGATATTTAGAGTATAAAGAAGAGTGGGCTGCTCCAAATGATGATATTGTTTATTCTGAATATCATGATGAATGGTTTTATGATAAAGATGTTGTTTACTCACAAGTTATGAATGATGTATTATATCCAGATAATGAAAATGTTATAGAAATAATAATAAACTCCAATGGTGATAATGATTGGTGTATTAAATCAAGACAAGATTTATATATCAAAGTAGGTAATGATTATTATTCTAAAAAGGAGTGTATAAAAGATCCATTTACCAATGAATATAAATTCAAAGATAAAGCTTATCAAAAATCATTAGATGAAAAACTAATGAAAGAATTTGGAATTGAGATAAATGAGGAAACTTATAAAATTGGTCAACCAACTAGAAAGACTGTAAACATGGTAAAAGAAGAATTAGAATCAAAACTACTTAAATTGAAACTATCGGACAAAATTAAAGATCTAATTAGTCAAAATGAGAAGTATAAAAAGATTTTAAATAAGTATAAAAGCTATCAACAATCAGTTTTACCAACTGAAGAGGATATATTTATATTATTAAAATCATATCTATCAGATAGTGGTTTAAGCTACAAATTTACTTGGAGAATTGTAGGTACTTTACAAGGTAAATTTTTATTCTACGGTGGTGATAGAGATATAACTGAAAAAAGATTCGATGAGTTTAGAATGTTAGGAATACTAGAAGAAATGATAGATGTTTGTGCTTCTTTTGATCTTAGTGAATTTCCAGAAGATATTTATAAAAGATATGTATTCTTGAGTTTTTAAATTTTCTTAAAAACTACAATATCATCTAATTCAATTTTTTGTAATCCTTCTATTTCAGTAAGAACTCCGTGTAATCCAAGCCCGGCATTTTTATTCTCAACCAAAATAGAACCAACCGAAACCTCGGATACAATCTTATTATAAAGTTCTTTTAACTTTTCAACAGTTTGAAAAGGAGTGTAAGTATAAATGATATTGTATTTAGAATAGTTTTGATTCATTATATCATCATGAATCACGTTAAGATTTCCTTCCCAGTATTTAATTAACTTATTGTTTAAGTATTCTAAATAAAGTTCTTGCTTTTCAATTCCAGTAAATGTGAAAGTTTTACCATCTTCAAATAATTTTGACTGTGTGTAGATATCAAAAAGTGCTGTACCTAAACCAATACCACAATCACAGATGTGATTTTCTTCTTTAAGAAGATTTCTTTCATCTAATCTTTGTAGAAGGAATATATTTTGTTCTATATTTGAGAGAATATAGTGCCATTCACTAGCCTCAATAAATTCTTTTTTACTACCATCAAATTCTGTCCATAAACCTCTTGATTCATGAAAATAGGCAACTAACTCTGGATTTGGATCTACTTCTTGTAACATATTATTTATATTACAAAAAAATGAAGATGTTTATTTATCTTCTAAGATATCATCAATTTTTTGGTCTCTAACCTCTTGAATTGTGTTATTAGAACCAGTTTCCCATTTTATTTTATAATCTTGTATAAATTTAACACCTTCTTCTTTAGTTTCAAATTTCTTACCATATCTCGTTATAGTTTCATAAGAAGCTTCTTGATTATAAGAACACCCACAAACATCCATTGTTAACATAAATGAACTATTTGGTTTATTATAGTAAGAAATAACATAGTATTTCCATTCTACTTTCATAGTTTCAAAGACACCATAAACAGAAAGATCTACATCATTTCCACCAGATTTATGATCTTTTATTTTTTGTGTGTATAAGAATTTTCCTCGTTGCATATCTCATCAATTTTAATATCTCTTTCAATTGCTTCTTTATTTTGAAAGTACCATCCTCTAAAATCACAAGCGTAGTAGATAAACTCTTTTATATTTCCATCTTCATCGACTTCAGCAGAACATGTTGAACCAAACATAAATTGGTCAAAACTTTCTCTCCACTCTGATGGAATTTGAGATTCTCTCACATCAACATTAGCTTCGTATAGTTCTTTTAGATTTTCCATAATTACAAATATACTAATTATTTTACTTCTATAAAAAGAAAACTAAATAGTTTTTCCAGAATATATCATGTGATGGATAAGTCCTATATAAATGCTATAATACAAAAGGTTCTCAATAAAGAATTTTCAAATGTTCAGAAGAGAAAAACTGTTGATTACAACGACAGAGTTAACTTTGCTTGTCCTTATTGTGGGGATTCACATCGAAATGCTCATGCGAAACGTGGTAATTTTTATTACAATCGACTTATTTATATTTGTTTTAACTGTGATAAGAAAACAACGTTTGATAGATTTTGTAAAGACTTTAATGAACAACTAGATCCTGATAAGAAATTAGAAATGATTGAACACTTAAATAGTGTTATGACTTATTCTGATTATGAAGGTGACTTTGTTGATGCTAGATTTGAAAATCTAATTGATATGTCTGAGTTAGAAAGAGTATTTAGTCAAGATATAACTCCTATATCCGATTTTAAACCAATTCAAGTAAATGGTGGTGTTTATAAATACTTAGTTGGTCGTGGAATACCACCTGAGTATCATAAAAATATTTATCAAGGTAAGTATTGGAAGAATGAAGATGAAAGTGAATGGATTATTATCTCACTAAATAGAAGAGGTGATAAGGTATTAGGTATGCAAATTCGTAACTTAAAAGAAGGTAGAAGAAGAACTTTCAAAATCTACAACTACGAAAATCTTTTAGAGTGGGTGAGTCTAGGTAAAGACCTACCAGATCCTGATATGAATGATTTGGTTATTTATAATAAGCTATCTTATTACTTTAATATACTTAATGTTGATTTCAATGAAAGAATAACTGTATTTGAAGGTTATTTAGACTCTTTATTCTATCCCAACTCAATTGGATTAGTTGGTGTAAATACCGATTATAGATTTCTTGAAAATAACAATTTAGATATTCAATACTTCTTTGATAATGATGAAGCTGGATATAAAAAATCAGAAGAAAAATTAAAAGAAAACTTTTCTGTTTTTCTTTGGAAGAAACTATTTGAAGATATCGTAGATAAAAAGAATTCTAATGATCCATTCAAATTACTACATAGAATTAGTAAAGTGAAAGATATTAATAAACTTGCTGAGTTAGTACCCGATCCTTATAAGAAATTAGAATTGCCAAAATTCTTTAGTTCTGATATATTAGATATCAAATGGATTCCTAAATTTAAGAAAAGAAGAAAAAATCAAGAAGATGATACAGACTATAATAAAAAGTTTGACTCTTTCAAATATCTTTAGATAAATGATTTTTTATTATTATGATAACCTCTGTTCTTCATAACTAAATAACTATTGAATTCTATATTACCTCTTTCTGTATTACAATCTTTACAACACACAATCAAATTAACCTGACAATTGTTACCACCTTCTGATATTGGAATGATATGGTCGGCTGTGGCATTGTCATAAGTTAGTTTAGATGAACAATAAAGACATTTAGCATTTCTATGACCATCTATAAATTCTTTAGCGTATCCACTGGTTCTTCTTTTAACGTTTTTACCGTTATATTTTAATCCTACAACAACAAAATTTCTTAGAGACTTGAATTTCTTTCTAAATATCTCACAAGACTTATAATCCTTGTTTATCATAACGGCTAGTTTTATTAAAAACTTCCACTTGTTGTATGTCTTTATATCTACAGATAAAAAGTGTGAATGCTTTGATGTTATGATAAATTTTAATGTTTTAACTATATTCATATTTGTTTAATTAGATTATATATTGACAAATATCTCTTTCCTAAATTGATATATATTTTATAAAAAATAATTAATCACTATGGCAAACGAAAAAAAGACGGTAACTACAGAACCTACAAAAAAGAAATGGTTCACAAGAGTTACAGACAAAGTAAAGTGGTTCTTCAGTGAATTACTAGCTATGTATAGCGGTAAACCTTCTTACTTTTCAAAGAAAAGAATTGAGTCTGGAGTAGCATTTATTATTGCACAATGGGGTATGATTTTCTTTCTTTTAGAGAAGCATTCTACATTATCTATGGGGGAGTTCCTTCTATGGGCAGCAGCTGAGTTCGCAGTTTCTGGTTATATCATTAACAAGATACAACAAGAAAAGAAAACAGAATCTACAGAATCTGAAACTCCGGTTGAATAATCAAACTTATTTAAAACTAAAAACCCACTCTAGAGTGGGTTTTTTTATTTCTTAAATTTCTTTAGTCTTGTTTTTCTGTAACTTTTAGATTCAAAAGCATCATCGCCGTCTTCAAATTCGTCTTCATCGATATCATCTAAACTAACTCTCCTTTCTCCTTCTATTTCTCCAGTCATTTCATTTTCTTCTTCTGGTGTAATTTTAGGTTCTTCGTTAGATCCTTCTAAATAGTTAAGAACATCTTCAACTGTATCAAATTTCTTTTTATCAACGTGGAATTTCTCAGTTTCTGAATAAAAGTTTACTTTTTTACCATTGTAATTAATAGAACCATCCTCATCAATATCAGTTCCTAACTCTCTTGATAAATCATTCATCATTTTTTTACCAATGTATTCACCACCCTCTTCTTCACCTTCTTCATATTTAGCTAATGGTGCATCTTCTTCAGATGGTATAGTTGTTGGAACAACACCTGGTCTAGACGGTCTAGTATCTGGAGTTGTTGTTGGAGGAGCAGTAACCGGTTTAGTTTCTGGATCTGCCATTGTAAAATCTTCATTTACTTTACCTTTAACAAATTGATTATATCTTTTAATCATTTTTTCTATTTAATTTTTAGTATATATTAAATTTCTATATTTAATTTTTTTCTTCTAATTCAGAAACAACATAATCTATAAATGAGTCTAATTCATACTCCAATCCATTACAAAATTCAAATACGTCATAGTGTTCATGTGATTTAGGATCTTTTTCAACTGAGTAAAAATCTGGAGAAGTAGAACCATTTTTATAAACAACTATTCGACCTTCTAATCTGCCTTCTATTTTTCTACCATTTGGCCATTCTAAATCTGGTACATAAAGTGTTCCTATATAATGTACTTCATCGCCATAATCTTCTGTTTCTGTATGTTCAAATTTGAAATAACCTTTATCATCTTCAAATACTGTTTCAGATTCTTCTTTTGCTAATTTATCGTGTAATTCTTCTTCATTTCCTATTTTATGAGAATCTAGAAAATCTTTTTCTAACTGCGTAAGCGATTTGATTCCATATTTAGATATTTTATCTAAAATGTCATCTACTCTTTCCATAGATGTATAACCTTCATATCTCATTAAATGTTTCATAGGTTTTACTAGTTTCATTAAGATATATATTTAGTTTGATTATTTGATATTTTCCATGCGCCTCTTGAAATTCCAGCGATTGGTGTCCACGGTTGGTCGGGAAATTGACTTTTTTCTAATTTACTTCTTATTGTTTCATAAACAACATCTATTCCAACTCCTTCTGTTTGATAAATGCTTATATAATTATTCTCTAGTGTGTCCCATTTGAACTCATTGAATTCAACATTTTCAACTAATGATTCTAATTTTAATTCTCTGTTATAACTTCTTACTTCTTTAACCCAATTTTCAATAAAACAGAAAATAAATCCATCTGATCCATCTTTGGGATGTTTAATTAGTTTATCGAAGTCTACACCGTTATAAAATTTAACTTTAGTGTGTTCATATTCCATAGAATCAATCAATATCATCAAATATATCATCAATTTTTTGGTCTCTTATCTCAGAGGTATGTAGTTTTATAATTCTATTGGAAAAAAGTTCATCATTCTCATACTTAAACTTAAAGTCTTCAAATGAATCATTACTAATTTTCAATAAAGAGAATGATCCTTTTGATATCTTTCCCTCGTTTAATCTACTTTCTAAATAAGTTAGATAATATGGATAAATTGTGTCATTTTTCATATTTTATATATCCACTTTTAATATATACCTAATATGAAAAAATACTCAGACTTAATATCAGAAGCTGCTAATAGAACCCTTAGTAGAAATAGATTTGTTCCTCGTGTTGGAATGTTGAGAAACTTTTTAATTTATAATTGTGGTATGTATGATGCTATTAATAAATTAATTGCGGATAACTCTACTCTTAAAAACTATAATACAGATTACCAAAAACCTCTTTCCTATTTATTCCAAACTGGAAAATACACAGACATAAAAGACAATGGTGGAGTTTATTATACTGATAAACTAAATAATTTAAGTAGAGTATTGGATAATAAAGGAGATTGGGATCCTGTTAATAAACTAAATACAAACTCATTTGACCAAGCTGATTTATTATATGACTTATATAATAAGATTGGTGTTTATGATGAAGTTGGTGCAATACAAAATGATATTCAGTTAAAAAAGTGGATATTAGATTTTAGTAAGAATAATAATCTTTATGATTTAATAAGAAAAAATTTAAATTTCAAGGAATATACTTATTGGAACAGAAGAAACTCACTTACTGGTGAGATAGCTGAGAATCAAGTTAGGGAAATGTTAGTTGATAAAGGATGTACTATACTATATCAAGGTGGCGACGGTGACTTTATTGATATGATATATGGAACAGATTTAATCGTTACTAAAGGTGGTAAAATCTACACTGTCCAAGTTAAAAGTAAAGAAGACGCCGCTAAAAAAGCTTTAGACGGTAGTGGATATGCTAACATAGATTGGTTTTGTTCACCAATGGATGGTGGTTCAATTAAAATATTCACTTCTAAACAAAGTGATGGTAAAATTGTTTCTAAAGATATTCCAACTCCACCAGCTGTTTAAAAACCTCCTTTACCACCAAAGATATCCATCACAACTGATAATCTTTTAGTAACAGTTGGCATTCCTAATGGTTCAATAATTGAGTTAATAGGTGATAAGATAGATTTCTCAAACTGTGTATCATAATCGATTTCAGGTGCGAACTCATGTGGATAAGAACCACGAGTATATGCAAACATATCAGTTATTGACTTATCTTTACAACAGTAATATTTAATCTTAACTCCGGATTTAATAAACTCATACTTTTGTTGCATATCTTTATCTTTTGCTAAAAGATAATTATGATGAGCTGCTGACTTAACAGCGAAGTGAGCACCACTTACAAATTGTAAAGGTAAAGATTTATCATTTAGAACCTTAGTATCATAGTTAGAAACTGATGATTGCATACAAATATCATCAATATCAGCCAATTCAAACTCTTTTCTTAATCCTTTAACTAACTTCAATAAGTCTTTAATATTGAAAGTATCTGGATGTGAGAAAAGATATTTAACAATACCAACAATCTTATCTCTCGCAAATGCTGGAGTAGAAGAGCGAACAAGTTCAACACCTTTAGGGAATATGTATTTCATTCTATCATATGGAATACCATCTTCAAATAATATATGTTGAATGTATTTCTTTTTAGCTATATTTATAATTGATTCTGATATTCTTTCTAACTCAAAATCTTCTCTGTTTTCAACTCCGAAAGAACCAGCATATTCTTCTAAACATTTTTTGAAATATCCAGCGTATCTATAATGGTCCATTCCTTGAATAAAGTCAATCTCATTTGACCAATTCCATCTTATTTCAGATGTTATTGAACCAGAATCTATTATCTTGTTTAATCCTCTATCTTTAACATAGAAACCGTCTATTATTACTAATTCATAATCTTCTTTTAGAAGTTCTGTGAACTCATCAATAGAGTGAGCAACTCCTAAACAATTTGAATTATTATATCTTAGTTTCTCTTTAGAAAGTATAATGAATTTTTCATCGATGTTATTTAGATAATCTTCGTTGAATATTAAGTCTTGCCAATCACAATGATCAATCGCTGGCTTGAATGATACAAATAATGAGTCGGTATCCGCATAGATACTAACTTGTTCGTTTTTATTTAGAGGAGTGACATTTTTTATTGAAAGTGTTGAATGTAAAGCAAAGTCATTTTGCCATTGGTTATACCAATAGTCTTCATTAACTTTATCCATTGTTTTTGTTAAATCACGACCTTGTGCTGTAATTGTACCGGCAACGTGATTGTTATATAAAATGAAATAAGAAGTTGCAAAGGCACCATAAGAACCATTAAGAACCAATTTAAGAGCGAGTTGTAGAGCATTGTAGTAATCAACCTCTTTTTTAATTTCAACGTTTTTCTTTTTAAGTTCTTCTATTTTCTTTATTCTTTCCTCTTTTGTCATAATGTATCTTTTTCGATTTTTATTATATCTAGAACCTCAGGATCGGTATATGGCGATATGACTTTAATCACTTTAGTTGTATCCGGTGCAGTTCTTTTAATTTTAACAGGGACTTGTTCTTTTACAATAGCTTCTTCTTTGGGTTTTGATAAAGAATCTACTTGATATCTTAACCTAGATATCTCTGATTCTTTCTCTACTATATCATGTTCTAACATTTCTTTATCGGTTTCCAAATAGCTAGTATCATTATATTTTTTAATTAACCAAAGGCTAAGTATAAAAATAATTAAAGCCGCTAGATTTAATCTCTTACGATATTTTTGTATTCTTTTTTTATCTATTCCTATCATATTTTTTGTTTTAATCGTCTGAAAAATCTTGTTCAAATGATAACATCAAGTTGGAGTTATCGTCTTTAATTAACATAAATGTATCAAATATGTTAAATTCTATCTTATCTACTTTGTCGTTTATACAACTTAAAAACTTCTTGTTAAGAATAAGATTAGAGTTTCTTTCTTCTTCTAATTTATCAATTTCTAATTCCCAAGCTGATTTCTCGGACAAAGTAACCAATCCTTTAACAACACTAATACTAATGATTCTATCGGCGTTTATATTAGATAGTTTTTTAACATCTAAGAAGTCACTATTTGATATTGAGAAAAACCATTTTCTGTTTTTCAAATCTAATCTTTGTTTAAGTGAGTTTTTATCAATGTCTCTCATCTCATAGTGTTCTCCACCTAACCAAGTAACTTTGAATTTACCTGATGAAATCTGCATTGCTCTAGCCCAATAAAGTTCTTCATCATCTGGTGACTCTTTATAAGTAACATCTAAAGTAATTTTATCTTGGTCTTTTAAGAATGCTAAGTTTTTAACAAACTTCTTAGAGTTAGGAATGATAATATCTAATTTATAGTCAAAGTCTTCAACATCAAATACATCTTTTGTATTCATTAAGAAGTTCTTGAATGCTAAAAGAACATTACCACCTAACATAGAGTACATAAGTATATGTTGGTTATCAATTTTAAGTTTGATTGTATCATCGATTGATGATAACTCATCTAATCTTGATATAAAGGTTTCAAAGTTCTCACCTTTAATCTTAAATTTTAATTTATTTGCCATTTCGGATTTACACGTTTATTACATGATATATTGTAAAATACCAATTTTGTTTATTTGATTTTAATATATAAGTCATGATTAAAAAATGGAATGAATTTATTAGAGAGTTTGTTGAGGATAATGCCAATAGCGTAGTTGATGCTAAAATGGAAGAACTCAGAGACTTAATAAATGGAGTAACCGATGGTCAAAATATCATCTACGAATGGGAAAATAAAAATGACCACCAACTTTCTATCAATTTTTCAGCGAATGGTTTAGATATTAAATATGAATTTGATATAGATGATTTACACGTTACTAAGGTAGCCGGTGAAACTATTGATTTTCAAACAGATGTGGAATCTATTGATGAAGGATTAGATATTATAGAGAAAGATATTTATTCTATTTTAGGTATATCTGAGGCGAGAAAGGGAAGACCAAAAGCTCAAAGATACAAAGGTCGTAAAATACCTGGTAAATATTTGACTAAAAATCCAAGTCAGATGAAAAAAGAAATTGACACATTCAGAGGTAAAAAAGAGTATAAAAAGGATTGGGATGCTGATTATAAATCTGGTAAAGGTGGTGAAGGTAAAAGAGTTAAAACTAAAAAATCTGCTGCTACAAAAGCCTACCAAAGAATGTTTGGTGATAAATAAAATAATAAAATAAAAATATGAAATACTTAAAAACATTTGAATCATACACTTTTGAAGATTTCACACATGCTGATATGGAAGATGTGAAAGACTTATTAGAAGAAGGTCTAACAGCTGAACAAATCGCTATTGAATTAGATTTTAGTTTAGATAAAGTCAATCAGATAATTTCTTCTTTAAGTAAAAATGAAGGTTTTGAATCTGAAAATAAAATTTATATTCCATCTCATTATACTGGTGTAATAATGGAACTTGGCGGTGAAGAAGTTGATCCAAACGATATTATCTCATTATATAATGAAATAGTTGAAGAGGGAACTCCATTAGTTAGTTACTCTGAGTATGGAACTGAAGGAAAATTCTATAATGAAGATGATGATGAGATACCTACAGATGCTATTCTTGATGAATTGAATTATGCTATTGGTTTAGATGGTGGTGAGTTAGAAGGTTTAGATGAATCTAAAAAATCTGGAGTAAGTGCTTCATTAAAAAAGAAGTCTCAAGCTTCTGGAATTCCTATGGGTATTTTAAGAAAAGTATTTTCTAAAGGAATGCAAGCTTGGAATGCTGGTCACCGACCTGGTGTAGCTCAACATCAATGGGGAATGGGTAGAGTAAACTCATTTATCACTGGTGCTGGTGGTGCTAGAAAAGCTGATGCTGATTTATGGGCTAAAGCAAAAGCCGCAAAGGCAAGAAAAAAGAAAAAGAAATAAAAAAAACCCTCTGAGAAATCAGAGGGTTTTTAGTTTTAAGCCATTTCTTCAATTTGAATTTCGACTTGAGCTCGTTCACGAACTTCCTCAAACGTCCATTCTTTCATGACTTTACCATTTAAGAATACTTCAACCAATTCGTCTAATTCTTCATCGTGTGAATGTTCAACAGTTTGACCATTTACTAATTTCAAACGACCCGCTTTTGACTTTTTGAAAGATTGTACTCTTTCGCCTTTCTCGTTAATCTCAATTGGATTTTTACGAACTTCAGCTTCTTCACCATTGATAGTGATAGAAGAACATTTGAAGGCGAATTTTTGAGTATCTCTATCTACTCTTTGTAGAAGAGCACCACCCATTCCAAATGCGATGTTCTCAATTGAGAATCCTTCTTCAATCATCATATCACAGATGTCTGAGATTGATTCAAAGTTAACACCGTCTCCTTGGATTACTCTAACGTGTGGGTCAAGTACTTTGAACCCTTTATCGTTAGTTGTTCCACCAAACTTATCCCATAAAATATGAAAGATTTGTTTTAGCGTTTGTACTGGATCACCTGAGTCAGGACGAATTACCAAACGTCCATCACGAGATAAGATTTTATCTCTTAAAGCTGTTCCCCAATAATCTCTACAAGCACGGATGATATCGAAAGAGTCAGATACACAAGCAACTAAGCCTGTAGGATAAGAGTCTAACATATTTTCCATTGCTTTTACTTCGAATGGCTCACCCCAAGAAGTAATTGTAGAGTGCTCAGAAGCGGGAATTGAGAAAGCTAGTGGATTCTCAGTATTGTAGAACTCTTGAGCGAACAAGATAGCTGATACAGTGTCAGTTCCCATAAAGTTAATGATATGAGAAGATCCACCTAAACCAGATGATTCTACAGAACTTACACCTCGGAAACCGAAATCATGTAACATGAAAGCTACTACACCACTAATTTCTTCTGAGTTGTAAGATGTTGTTTTTTTAAGATAGTTGATAAGATTTTTCTTAACTTCTCTTGAAAGAGTACCAACTGTTGTTGGATACCAAACTTGAAGTAAGATACTTTCTAAGAAGTTAGTTAACCAAGGAACTTGTGGGTCAGTATTTTCAACTGTAACAAGAACGTTTCCTGTTTTAACTACTGTTCCTTCTGGAACCGCTTTGATACGAACTGGTAAATGTCCGTTGTGATTGTCTAAGATATGTCTCCAACCTGCTTCATTGAAGTGATCAGGTCCAAGGTGAGCATCCCAGAATTTTTTAGCTTTTTGAATTTTTTCTTCTGTTACAACTTGACCAGACAAATATTGTTTGATAAAGTATTGTAAACCATAGAACATCGTGTTGTCGAATTTACCACCTCTTGATTCAAGATAAGAGTAAACTTTTGTCGTTCCTTTCGGATACTGCTTCCAGTGTGATGTTTTGTAACTGTCTGTCAGTGTTAGAATGTTATTATTATACATAACTTATAGATTTATTATTATACAAATTTACGATTTTTTTATTAATCTATCAAAATATTCCACAAATAAATTATGATCTACTGATACGGAAATTCTTGATGAATTTTTCAAATGTTCTTCAGTATTTTTGAATGTGAATTTATTCAAAGGAACGCTTGATATTTTAACTGAAAGTAATTCATCGAATGTTTTATTGATGATAGCAAAAGGACCAGTTGGGATAT